CCATCGCTTAAAGCAGCACGAAGGTTATGGCAGCGTACACAGTAGAAACTTGGCTCCGTGGAATGGTCGATTTCGACCTGACGCAGGAAACGTTGGCCGCGATTCTTTTCAACCGCAACATTCCGGCGGGGACCCCTGCCGCGAATCTGACGGAGAAGCAGCGCGACCTCTGCTACGCCGACGTTCTGATGTACGCTGCCGGATCCTCCGTGAAGGCTTCTGGCGAGTATATCTCCGACAACGGCTATCAGCTGCAGAAGTCGGCCAAGAACGTGTTCGACCGCAGGGCTTTGAGAGATCAGGCAATGCGGTTGTACGCGAAATGGAACGACCCGAAGGCAGATGAGACCGTGACGAGCAAGTTCAAGATGAGAGACATCTACAGCAAGAGATAGTAGCGATGTACAATCCGCAGTTTCCACACACGCTTCGCGTCATTCGCGAGGGCCTTGACGAACACGGCGACCCCATCACCGACGAAAACGGTGATCCCGTTGCCGCCGTTGTCACGTTGACGGCCGTCGTGATGGTGGACAGCCAGCCGACATTCGATGCCGATGGCAAGTTCATCACGGAGGAAGTGGACAGCATCCCTTTCGGTTACAGGCAGAGTTCTATGAACACTATGCGGGCCGGGGACGTGATTGTATCTGACTACAAGATTTCGTGCCCTATCTTCCTGACACCGCTCAATCCGGGGGACATCCTCGAATTGACCGACTACGAAAAGACTTTCCGTGGGGTGGTTGTCAAGAAGGACACTTTCAATCTCGGGACCTTGATCTGGTTCGACCGCATCAAGAACGAAGGCGTGAAGCCAGTTGACAACACCAGCCCCAGCACTGGCGACAACAGCGGCAGCGGCGACGTTCCTGACAACGATGATGAGGACGACGGCGATGAGTCTGAAAACGGATAACGACAGGCGGATAAAGGCGGCATTTGCCCGTCTCCGCCGCAGCGAGCAGGAATTGATTCCTCGTGCATTCGAGGCGTTTCTTGACGAAGCTGTGAAGCTCGCGCTCCAGTTCCACGACCCTGAACATCGTCACCACATCGAGAAAGGCGAGAACTACGGCTGGCTGATTGTCCACGACGGGCAGGAGGTTAAGCGATATGTCAAGGCAGAAGGCGATGGTCCACTGGGAAAGGCGAATGCCGCACTGGACCAGATCCTCTCCGAGGTGAATCAGAAGGGCTGGGTCGGCGTAGTGATGGCGGGTATGCACCCGATGAACTATTACCAAGCCGACTACGAAATCGACATTCTGGAAGATGTGATGGCACTCACCCCCGAACTATTCCGCAAGCACTTCAAGAAGATGAGTCTATGAACGATTTCGACATAACCGACATTGAAACCCGCCTGAAAGAGATTCTGCGCGATGAGATAAAGGTCTCGGCCACTGTGTACAACAACAGGCCGAAATCTGCTGATATTGCCGGAAACGACTTCTGCGTGGTGAAGGTGTCGGGGACTGTGGTGGACCACGACGCATACGGTACTTGTACCATTGCCATCCACCTCTTTGCGAAGGACATTTCCAACCAGAAGAACGGAAAGAAGCTCTCGGTGATGTACAAGAAGCTGGTGAAGGGCCTGCCTTACGACGACGGCCGATACCTGCTTGACGACACGCCAAAGACCATTGGGGACACGGCAGACGACTACGGCTTCCACGTTAGAATACTCCAACTGCAAACTATCATCAAAGTAAAACTCTCATAAGCTATGGCTAATTCTCCTACTCTTACCCATCAGATGCTGGACGACCTCCACAAAGGTAACGCAGCTATCTCCCTCCTGCCGTACAACTCCTCTGGGGTGAATCTGGCGGGACTGTCCTTTGCCAGTGCGGACCAGATCTTCACCGAGCAGGACTCCTTCACTCTGGCCCCGTCCGACCCCGACAACCTCTACCGGGTTGACCAGTACGACGAACTGATCGACTTCGACGAGGGCGACTGGGTGATCAACGGCAACATCCCGTCCTTCGCCACGGCTGTGTTCGACTACCTGTTCGAGGCTGGCTCCGCCATCAGCGGTTCCTCCAGCCGCATCACGGGTCAGGACGGCACGACCAAGTACGAGGGCAAGGGCTACAACGGCGCGAAGGTGGTCGATGCCACCGTCCTCGTGGAGTCCAAGTCCAAGAAAACTGCCATCGTGTTCGGTCACGTGCAGTTCATCGTGAACAACCCGGCCATCGACGACCATCAGAAGCCGGGCTACGTGAAGATCGCGGGCTACATCCTCGACAACCCGGGCGGCGACAAGTTCGCAGTCCTGAAAAAGTACGTTGCCGCCTAACCCACGGCTCGTGCCAAAACCAACCAAAGGGGGCGGGACCTGAAACCCCGTCCCCTTTTTCAATTTAAGAAGCAATGAAACAGCCCGATAAAAATGCACGGCAGGCATATCGCGAAGTGCTCGCGGATGTGCCTACGACCATAGCAATCATAGGGACGCGACGCACCGTGAAAGTGAGGGGTATCAAGCCCTATACGATAGAGTGCCTGACGAAGTTGTGGGGAGCGCGGGAAATGTCCATTCCGCAGGATTCCAGCGAGACGTTGAAGGCGAAGTGTGTTGACCCCTATTTCAGCATCAAATGCGCCTGTGTTATCGTTTTGAACTCGTACTGGAGTCTCCGCCTGCTTTACCCGATAAAGTGGCGGATTTGGGCGTTTCTGCGGCAGTACACGGAAGAACAGATGGAGCCTATCATCGCCGAGGGTAAAAAAAAACTTCCGCTCGAACCGTTCTGGAGGAATATGGTATTCTTGACGGATATGAGAGCGGACTGGATGAGGCTGACGACAAAGGAAGCCGAGACTTTCCAAGCCGAACAGATTTCGGTCGCGAATCTGCTTTCATCCAAAAATACCCCGAGTATGGAAGGGGCCGGGTCTGTTTAGGCAGGTGGGAGCGCAGTTTTGGCTACCGCTGCCGCCTGACGATGCCGCAGATTGAACTGATGCAGGCCGACCTACCTCACACCCTTTACAACTTCAAGAACAATAAAGCCGACGACGAGTGCGAGCGGCTTAACCGCGAGGCTGTGGCGAAGGCGAAAGCCCGTCACGAGGCTCGTAAAAAGGCAAAGGCCGAAGCCCCCGGGCAACGGCAGTACACATTGGATGAAGTTTTTTCCGGGGCCGCTGATGATGAGGCGTAGCCCCACAAGCATAAGAAACCGCTATGGCAGGAGAAATAGATAAACTTGATTTCAAGGTCATACTCGACGATGCCGAGTTCAATTCCAAGATTGGTGCTGACCTGAAAACGGCGCAGGAGTTCAACCGCTCGATGTCCGACATCTTGACCATCAAGAAGCGGATTTCTTCGCAGGACGTGCAGAACGCCAAGAATGCGGAGAAAATCGCTCGTGAGGAGCAGAAAACGGCACAGCAGGCGGCGAAGGCGCAGGAGCAGATCCGGCGCGAGCAGCAGAAAACCGCGCAGCAGGCCATTGCCGCACAGGAACGCATCGCCCGAGAGCAGCAGAAAACCTCGTCGCAGGCCGTTATCAATGCCGAGAAGGAGCGCAAGGCCCGGCTGCAGACGGCCACGGCGCAGGAGCGTCTGAACAGGCTGCTGCAGCAGAGCAATGCCAGTTACGGCTCGCAGGGCCGATTGCTGCGAGACCTCGGTGGGTATGCTGCCGCCTATTTCAGTGTCCGCACCGTGGAGAGGTTCATTTCTTCGTTGGTGCGGGTTTCTGGTGAATTTGAACTCCAGCACCAGACGTTGAAAGCCATCCTGCAGGATAGCGATGCCGCCGACAAAATCTTCACGCAGTTGCAGCAACTGGCCGTCAGGTCCCCGTTCAGTTTCCAAGACTTGACGGGCTACGCCAAGCAGCTCTCTGCCTTCTCCGTCCCGATGGAGGAGTTGTACGACACCACGAAAATGCTGGCCGATGTCAGCGCGGGTCTCGGTGTCGATATGAGCCGCATCATCCTTGCCTACGGCCAGATCAGGAGTGCTTCCTTCCTCCGTGGTCAGGAAGTCCGGCAGCTGACGGAGGCTGGCATCCCCATCCTTACGGAACTGGCCAAGCAATTCGAGGAAATCGAGGGCCGGATTGTGTCCGCTGGCGAGGTATTCGACAAGATTTCCGCCCGCGAAGTCCCGTTTGAAATGGTGGCGAAGGTGTTCAAGGATATGACCTCCGAAGGTGGTAAGTTCTACCAGATGCAGGAGGTTCAGGCCGAGACCCTGAAAGCGAAGGTGAAGAACCTCGGCGACCAGTACGACATTATGCTGTACCAGATCGGTCAGGCGCAGGACGGGCTTCTGAAAGGCTCCGTCTCCGCCATTGGCAACCTGATGAGCCACTGGCAGCAGATTGGCCGCGTGCTGGTCTCTGTCGCGTCGGGATTTGGTGCATACGCCGCCATTCTCGCAGTCGTGGCCGTCCGAAAGAAGGCCCTTCTCGCCATCAATACGCTGCAGTCCATCATCAGCCTGACGCAGCGCGTTGGGTCGCTGACCCGCGCCCTCCAAATTTATACCCGTGCTATGCAGATGGCAGGCGTTGCGACGAAAGCCGCATTTGCTGCTACAATCGTCGGCATCGTGGCCGCTATCGCGGTGGAGGTCTATCAGTTGGTTAAGGCCGCTGGTGAACTCCATCGCGAAATGGACTCCATCGTTGCCGACGGCAAGGGCGAAGCCGACCGCATCCATAAGGAGTTGACGAAGCTGGTGGACCGCCTCGGCGAGGTTGAGAAGGGAACCGAGGCGTATGGCGATGCCATCCACGAACTCAACCAGAAGTACGGCGACTACCTGCCGAACCTCATCACGGAGGCGGCTTCCTACGACGAAATCAAGCGTGCTGCAGATGCCGCCACGGAAGCCATCTACAACAAGGCCCGGGCCTCTGCCTATGACAAGGGGCAGGAGGCCATTGACCGCAAGTACGGCCAGAAGCGTCAGAAGCTCACCAACAACGTGCTGGACAACATTACGTCCATCACTGGTTTGAGCGAGGAGCAGGCATCGAACCTGATGCAGAACTTCTTCGGCAGGCTGGAGAACAACCCTGCCAACAAGGGGGCTTGGGACCTGTTCAAGGAGGCCCTGTACGCCTACGACCGCACCGCTGCTATGGCCATCACCCACGGTTGGGTCGAGCCTGTGCATAATGGTGGCACGGAGGACAAAATCTACAAGGACATCCTGAAACTGGGAGAGATCCACGCCGACATCGTGAAGGAAACGACTCGCCTCAACAACCAGATCACTGCTGGCATCCCGAACGGAACGTACACCTCTCTCGCGGAGGAAAACGGCGTTAAGGCCATCGAGGACTGGTACGCTGCCGAGAAGGAGGCTATCCGCACTGGAGAGACCGACAGGGAGGCCCGCAACCAGAAATACCTTGCCAAAGAGAAGGAGTACTTCCAGAAGATGATTGACCTGTACAAGAGTGCAGAAGTCAATCTGCCGGACAAGGCCGCGATGTGGGAGGACAAGTTGCGGAAGGCGAATGCCGCCCCGGTGAAGGGCGCACGTCTGGTGCAGGATGCTCTGGCCGGACTCGGCATCACCAGCAAGAGTGCTGCCTTCGGCCTCTGGGCTGACGAGAGTACCGACTTCTCGATGGACGGCTACTACAAAGAGATTGACCAGCAGTACAAGGCCGTTATGCCGGGCATCACCCGGGCACAGGAGCGGTTCAAGCAGATTGCGAAGGTCGAGTTCAGCAAGGCTGTCTATGAAGAACTCAACGACGAGGCGAAGGCCGCTTACGACGAGGTAAAGAAACTCCAGACCAGAAAGACCGCGATTGAGGCTATCGCCAAGAATCTCGGCTACTCGCTGGAGGATAACAAGCGTGCTGGCACTCACGTTCCTTCCACGGGAAAGAGTCAGGCACAGAAAGATGTTGAAACCCGTATTGACACGGTGAAGGAGATTCAGCGTGCGTACAACGACCTCATCAAGGACGGATTCTCCGCCACGGATGCCGATGCCCTTGTCAGTTCGTACTTCTCCTATGTCGATGCCAGCGTCCGGGACCGCCGCGACTTCTGGCAGGAACTGGAGGAGGCCGCGAATGCGCTGGAAGCCTTCGACAAGGAGGCTGCAGCCCGTCTCCGCGCCGACATCGCCCGTGGCAAGGCGCAGGAAATGGGCGACCAGCAGAAGGCCCAGTTGAAGTCTCTGGCCGAAAGCGGCAAGTACCTGAAAAAGACCGAGGACTTCTTGCGGAAGATTGATGTCACCACGAAGGAGGTCTTTGGTGAAGGCATCACGCTGGCGATCCGGCAGGCTCTGGAACAGATGGAGGAGGAAGAAGGGAAGATTCAGTTGAAGGTTGACGAGAAGCTGGAGGACTTGCAGAAAAGCAAGGCCAAGTACATTGCCGACCACGGCGAGGAGGCGTGGGCCGCATACGAGGAGCAGGCGAAGAAGGCGATTCAGGTCTGGGCCGATGCCGAGCGTCGTGCCATCCACGACGTGCAGCAGGAGCGCATCAAGAACCTCGGCAGCAACTTTATCTCCGGCTTCTTCAAGGACAAGAACGTTGACATTACCCGCCTCGACAAAAAGACCCTGACGCAGTTGGAGGCCATTCTTACGCTCATTGACGAGGAGTTGTCCGACGAGGACATTGCCGCCCTGATTCCGCCTTCTCTGGTGAAGCGGGCGCAGGACGTTGGCATCAGCCTCGACCATATTGTTGAGGCCATCAAGGAGGCCCGTGACACGCAGGAGGACATCGTTTCGGAGCGATTCTGGGACAAGATAAAGGACAACCTCAACACCGTTGCGTCCTCACTTGATGAGATTGGTGGCGCAATCTCGCAGATCGGTGACGCTATGGGCGACTCGAAGGGTGCGGGCTGGTTCTCCACCATTGGTGCTTCGTTTAGTGGCTTGTCGAAGATGGTCAAGGCTTACGGCGACATTCAGAGCAATCTGTCCAAGACTGTCACCAACTCCGACGGCAGCAAATCGTTATCGTTCGAGGGAAAGGTCGGCATTATATCGACTGCTATCTCTGGCATCACCAGCCTTATCACAATGACTGCCGATGCTATTGAGAAAAACAAGCAGGCACAGGAGGAATGGGCCGCTACTGTCCTTCGCACGGAGCTGGCCTATCGTGCCCTAATGGTGGATCAGGGCAAGTACAAGGAGAGCAACGTCTTTGGCGTTGAGAATCCATACAAGAAGGCTATCGCCGGAGTGAACACCTACCGCAAGGCTGCAGACGAACTCCACGCCACGCTGTCCGAACTGGGTGCTGGCCAAGTCCAGACCGGGACCAAGAAAATCGTCAAGGGCGGAAACGTTGCTGCCGCAGTCGGCGCAGGTGCTTCCGCTGGTCTCGCCATCGGTACTGCCATTGGTGGCTGGGCTTGGGGTATCGGCTCCATTATCGGCCTCATTGCTGGTGCGGTTACTGGCCTTATTACGGGTCTTGTCGGTTTGCGCGAGACCGTGCCAGTGTACGATAGCCTACTGTCGCATTATGGCACTTTGCTGGACCAGTCGGAGGACGCTGAACCCTTCGCTCTGAATCCGAAGATTATTGCCGATTACGACAAGCTGGATGCCAAGACGAAGGAGATTGTTGACCACTGGGACGAGATCCAGAAGAAGATGGTTGAGGCGGAGGAGGCCCTGAACGAGACGATTAAGGACCTTGCCGGAGATATGGGTACGCAGCTCCGGGAGAAACTGATTGAAGCCTTCCGCAACGGCGACCTCTACGATGCTATTGACAGCTTCCACGACTACGTAACCCAAGTTAT